AGAAGATGCATTCACTAAAGCTAAGACTGATATGATATATCTGTCTGAAGGAGTATTATCACCCGGCGAAGTTAGAGAAGAGCGTGGTCTTGACCCTGAAGGAGTTGTAGAATTAGATATGGAAACTTCTGAAGATATTAAGGCATCTCCTATCAAAAAAGAACAGAGTGATAAGAATGTAAACATTTCTGGAGGAAAAGACCAAGATAAGAAAGAAGAATCCTCTAGAGCACAAAATAGGGGTAATAAGCCCTCCGCAAACGCAACAGGAGATAGAGCATGACATTTGAAAAATGTATGATACAAACCAAATCAAACCTGAAGAAGAGGGGTTTTGATAACCCTGAAGAGATAGCAGCTGGCATGTGTAGCATGTGGGCTGAAGAAAATGGTGTTGAGCGGGAATTTGCAGAAGGTAGTAAGTCATCGGAACCAACACAAAGGACATTTGCTTTACAAGTGGCTAATGGTGAAGATATGACATTTTCCAGTGATGAGGGAATCGAATCTGTAAAGTTTCCCGTAATCGCTATTACATCCGGACCTCATGAGTATGAGGTAAAAGGAGAAGAACATAAAGTTTATATTGAGGGAGGTATGTTGAAGGACAACCTAGAAAAGTTCTCAGAACTCCCAATTTATATTGACCATCAGAGAACAACTGAGGACTTAATCGGCATGGCAACGAATCCTGAGTTAATCAAGATGGATAATGGAAAGACAGCAATCAAGATGCTAGCAACAGTATCTAATAAATATGGTCGCGGTCAAGAAGTGATGGACAAAGTCAAGGACGGGGACATGACTCACGTCAGTATTGATTGGTTTTCCAATGATATTGATGTGATGGGTGACACATACGCCACTAACATTCGTCCCACAGAGGTAAGTTTCATTGACAATGAAAAAATGGACCCCGTCTGTAAAGAATGTACAATAGAAGAAGGAAAGGAATGTGACGCACAAGTATCTGAAGACGACCGCGACTGCGGTTGTGGTGGTGAAGAAGAAGCATGTGCATGTGAAGACGGGAAAACAGAGGTAGAAAATATGTCAGAAGAGACAAAAGAAACAACTGTAAAATCCGACGCAGAGAACATTGTCGAACGCGAGTTCGCTTCCCTGCGCTCACAACTAGAAGAAGCAGAAGCATCTAAAAAAGAAATCGAATCAGAATTCAAAGCAGCAATGAAGGAATTAGAATCTTTCAAGAAAGCAGAAGAAGAGCGATTAACTAAAGAAGCAGAAGCACGAAAAGTTGAAGCAGTAGAAGCAATTATATCCCGCGAGGTCTTATTCGGTACACTCGAAGAGACAGCAAAGGAAGCTCGTGTAGAGGAACTATCTGCATGGGATGAATCCAGATTGACTGGGTTCAGCGACGCTCTAGCAGCAATGCCAGAGCCAAGCAACGATGTCGAAAGGTCTTTCGGAAAAGGTAAAGCAGCTGATGAAGGTGAAGTACCAGAAACCGAGAGAGAGTTTGGCATGAAGTACGTAAATGGTAGAGTTACATTAAACCCTGCTGTTTATAAAAGAGGTGACTAAAAATGGCAACAGAAGTTTTAGTAAACGATGGTGGTGCACCAGCAAGGATTATTCCTTTCACAGCTGGAGCCGTCATATCAGGTGGTCACTGTTTAGAGATGGAAGGAGATGGGGAAGTAGACCCATCACCTAATGCAGCAGCAGTAAATACAATTGGGTTCGCCCTAACCGATGCAGCATCAGGAAGTATAGCTTCCGTCATAACAGGCAGAGGGGTAGTTATAAACGCCCTATGTACAGGTGCAATAGATGAAGGAGAAGCTTTAATAGTTGATTCAGCAGCAGCATCAGAGGATGGAGTTTTGAAAGCAGGAACAACCGCAGGTGCAGTTGTAGCTATTGCTTTAGAAGCACGCGCATCCGGAAAAGGTTACACGAAAGTGTTAACCCACTAGAGGTATATAGATGGTAGACGCAACACCCGGTCTTTTGACCACGATGAACACAGGCTCAGTTAATGGCGGTGTTGGCGAAAGAGTATTAATAGATTATAAACAAGCAATAATGGACTATAAAGTCGCAGATTTGCCTGTTATGTCTTTTTTCGCTGAACCAATGTCAACTGATACTGGAGGTAATATTGATATTACCCTAGCAAAACCTTCCATGAAAATGGAACAAATAAACGAAGGAACAACTCCTGAATACCAACACACAAAGCTACGCTCCGAGCGTGTCTCTGTGAAAGAATGGGGTATTGCAGTAGGTGTTACCCGAAGAATGATAGAAGACTCAAGATTCAACGAAGTTGAAATGGCTTTGAATGAAGCACGCAGAGCAGTAGACCGCCACTTGACCGACCACGTCGTGAAAGTAATTTTCGGTGGAAATGCAGCTGATGCAACATTTGGAACCATCGCAATCGATGAAACAACCGCAGAAAGTGCAATTACAACTTTCGCAACAAACCCTCAATCCGGATTCTACGGAACTGGAATGGTGGCTGGTGACATTGATGCAGCAACATCCCGTTTGGATTCATATGGTAACGAATCATCCACAAGATTGATTCGAAACTCATACGTTCGTGCCGCAGGAGATACAGCAGGAGACTTAGCTCTCTCTGATATTACCCAAGGTATTGACAGAGTCTCAACTCGCGGATACAACGCAACACACTTGTTTATCTCCCCAGCCGCTTACAAGTCCTTATTAGACTTGGGCGACTTCGTTACTGCTTTCACAGCAGGACAAGGAGAAGCCGGTGGTGCAGCTAATCCAACACAAGCAGCCATGATGCCGGGAAGTCCTGTTAATAAAACAGCTTCAACTGGTTTGGTTGGTTCAATTTATGGATTAAATGTAGTTGTAAACGCTTGGGTCCCATCAACCAGATTTGGTGTTTTAGACCTTTCAACTAAGCCTATGGTTTACGTAGAAAGAAGACCACTCACTGTAGAAGAGGCAAATCCCGGATTCGGAATTGTCGGTTCTTACATGTCTATGAGATACGGTCTCAAGGTTATAAGACCTGAAGTCGGTTGTATATTTATTAACGGAGCTTCTGGTTAAGCTTAGTTAATTAGCCTTTGGGGGGCTGGCGAGGAAATGCCTCCCAATATTCGAATTGTATGTAGGAAAACAGAGCGCATACAAGGGAGATAAATATGGTAAAAGATTTAAATCAAATTCTCTGCTGCTGTGGCAATTGGGTCGACCCAGCCGAGAATGAAAAAGTAAGACATGTATGTACATGTAAGGAGGCTTAAAGATGGCTGGTTATCAATATGGACCTATATCCGTCTTTGGACCTGATAATACTATTCCTACTGGTTCTAAAGCTGTAGAATCCGGTTCTGCTTTTATTTTTGGAAGTGGTAACACAGTCCACTCTGAATACGGATGGGCATGGGGAAGTAGCAATACAGTGAGTGGAAACAGTCACACATTCGCTTTTGGTGCGGATAACAGTGTTTTAGCAAGCGAAGGTTATACTATTGGAAAAAATAATACTCTAAGTGGTTCTAATTATTGTATGGCTATTGGAAGTGGTAACGTTTGTAATTATATCACTAGTTATGCTATTGGTCTAACTAATGTTGTAGGTATAGAGAATTTCCCTACCGAAGAAGGAAGGGCTACACTGGCAGTTGGTAGGTCTAACACCATAGAACCTGATTATGCTTTTGGTGCAGGGTATGGACACAGTGTATCTGGTGCCTCTACAGGAACTATGGCTTTGGGTTTACTTAACATAGCTGACGAAAATTCCTACTGTTCTACTCTTTTAGGATATGGAGGAAAATCAAGTCGGTATGCAGAAGTAGTACAAGCTTCAACAGCATTTTCAGCAACTGGTGATGCTCAAGTTTGTCATTTAATTTCAAAGAACCAAACGACAGATGCAACTGAAACTGAACTTTTTACTAATGGTTCAGATAAACGAATAACAATACCAGCCAATACTAATGCAACGTTTAGTGTATTAATTATTGCTAGACAGACAAATGGTGCTGGTGAAGGTGGA